GCAGGTTCATGGTGGGTTCAATGGCAATGGTACGGTCGGTCCGTGCATTTTTTGGCACGAACGTGATGCGGTTATGGTCTACAACCTTCAAAACTTCCCCCCAGAAATACTCTTTCAAGTACCTGGGAAGCGCCTCATAATAAAGGCGGATGCTCTCGCAATATCCCTTATTCATTAAACCGGGACAAGCGAAGACATCAGCAAGAAGACTTCTCAGCCATCTTGAGTCCGAAAGAATTGCAAACCTGGCTAAACTGTATGCACCTATCGTCACGGAATACGGACGGTTGGCGTATTTCAGATCGCCCGCCGTTTGGCTTCCCGTGGTGTCAAGGTTAGCCCCAGGACCATGCCTCATTTCTTTGAGCACTGCATTTATCGGGAGAGTACAATCTTTCTCTCCCAGAACCATGCTAATGAATTTCTTAGCATAATGCAGAATAGGCGCAAGTATAACGTCGTCCTCTTTAATTTCAGGAGGAAAAGCATTAATACGAGCACACGACTCTTCAGCTGACATAAATTTCTTATATGCAGCGGCAGTGCGTTGGGAAGTTTCGGATGGAAACAGAAACTTTTCCGCGAGTCCCAAAATCCTCAGAGCGCGAAGCTCTTCGGGAGGGATGATACCGTACTGTTTATAGTTCTGTAAGGGTATCTGTTCATCGCAGAAGTCAAGGTAGCGCGTTACATCACGCGACCTGATGATGCCTTTTAAAGTGTTGGCATAACACGGTGGAATAAGATCCTCTACGTCAAGAACGACGTTGTGTAACACCTGCCAGATAAAATCGTCTGGCAAGGCAGGCTTCTTATTAATCGCTCGAATGAGCGGGTTATCGTTTCCGCTTAGAGAGCACTTTGCCTTTGGGCGGCGTGGCAAGGCTTTGCGCCTCGCAACATCGTGGTTTTGGACACGTGCCATTATCGCATAACCTCCGAATGTAGTCTTTCCTGATACGCCGTAGAACGGCGACCAGGAAGATTGCAAGTAAGGTACCTAGCACTTCAAGTGATGGCTTAATAAATTCCATCAATGTGCAGTTTGACCGCAAGGCTGTTTTGCAGCCATTTAACGGCAAGCTGGAAGAGCTTATGGCGAGATTCGTCGTTAAGCCCAACAGGTACTGAGGTGTCGATAGTAAGTATGGCATTGCGCACCATATCACTGAGGTCGGAGCCCTGAACAGTAGCGCCGAGGGTGAACTTCGCTCGCGCCTTTTTCTGGCCGAGGAAAGTACCTGTGGGCTTAGGTTCAGTCACATAACCCTGAAACTTTTCCGGAAGAATGTCAGTATGATTCGTTCCGTTGTAGGTGGAGGTGAGTTTGCTTCCATCTTCACGCACACGTTCAAAAGTAACGCTTTGTGCGGCGGCTGCAAGGTCATTGTAGTCAAGCTGAAAGGAATCAGCAAGCATGGGAATTCTCCTGTTTTTGTTGGTTCATCTTGGGCGCTTTCGTTTGCGCACTCGATAAGGCTTCGGTACTTGTAGATCGTAAGAAAGGTGTTTAGCGATATTAATACATTCTTTCGCTAACCCCACAACTTGCTTTCTTCCAAGAGCCAAAGCGTCCACGTAACGCTTCCAGTTCATGTTACACCGGAAGTCGGGCAGATAGGGCGGATGAAAAATGATCTCTCTTTTATACTGAAGAATTTCTTCTCCATAAGAAAGACCAAAAACCGACCCAGTTCCACCGTTAAGGCGCACGGAAGAAGATACACGACATATTTTATTAATCGTGAGGTCTTTCACCGTCCACGCCGCCAATGGGCGCCACTCGATACTTGGTGACCATGCCGCAATGAAATCCGCGACATTGAAAAACCAGTCGAGCACAAAGGAAAGGGTTGTTAAATCATACAACGCCAAAGGCACCTGAGTGATGCCAAATGGGTCGATGACGCCTTCCCACCGGGGGTCACAGAGCACCCCCGCACGCACCGTACCTGATATGGTGGTTCTACGTTCGAAATAATGACCCCACGTGGAGCCATCCGTAACATAGTGTGTGTCCTCATCGGATAGAAATACATTTCGCGATGAAGTAAACCGCTTCCTATTACGCTTTTGTGGCACTGTGAGCCGATTATAGGCATCAATCAGCGCCCGCGCATCGTAGGCAAACGGCATCCAACCATATCTTACTTGCAACCACAGGTTAGCAACTGTTTTGTACTTTTGCTTCCTGCGTAAGGCACAGTATAGATTCCATAACGAGTCGCGGAATTTCCAGAGAGATATCATACCTTTTAGTATCATCTCTTTCGTTTCCCTTAACTCCATCAAGGTCACTATAATGCTGGCTTCGCTGTCATTCAATTTAGCGAAAGCGCTTGTGGTTGCCTGATCAACGAGGTCACTTAAATCGGCTTCCAGACCAAGATATGGGGCATAACGCACCCAATACTGACCTGTGTAATGACGTGTCAATGCCGCATCATAAAAATCGCGGAACATTGGCGTCGCCGTTCGAGTGATTGTTTCGATCTCACAAGGATTATTAATAATAGCTCCCTGCTTCACCAAAGTTCTATAATTTGGTGTCGAAAAGTCATAGCTGACCTTGTATCGACCGAGATCGAGTATCGATGGACCGCTGAAATACAGCGCATCGCCTGGCCAGTATCGGCCCTCGTAGATGACAGATGTTGGTGTCATAGACCCCTCCATCCGCTCACGAGCGTTGGGTATACTCATAGGAATCCTCCTTGCGAGGGTCCCATAAGTTGATGCGTGTACCTATCCGAGAACTGGACCCGAGTCCCCAGAAGGTTATCATGCAGAGTATTGCACTCCCATGATAGCTGAGATTATGTGACGCAAGAACGCGCTCACACGTCACCCCCCAGTGGGG